GAATCCGAAGATGATCTACTGGGGCGGTCCGTGGGTCAGCCGATGATCTCCGCTCGAGGTGACCGCGACTGGGACGCGATCAAGAAAGACGTTGGGGAGTACGTCTGGGCCGCTCTCTACCAGCAACGACCCGCACCGGCGGCGGGCGGGATCTTCAAAAATACGTGGTGGCGTGAGTACACCGAGCCGCGCTGGGTCTCCCGGCTGGACGGAACCTGTGTCATCCCCGGTGCCGATGAGCTTGTCTGTTCATGGGACATGGCTTTTAAAGATGAGGCTGACTCTGACTACGTCTGTGGTCAGGTCTGGGCCCGGTTCGGGCTCCAGGTCTACCTCGTTGACCAGGTACACGACCGGATGGATTTCGTCACCACCCGGCAGGCGGTCCGGCAGCTGTCGGCCAAATGGCCGCAGGCCATCGCCAAGTACGTCGAGGACAAGGCGAACGGGACAGCGGTGATCAACTCCCTGTCTCTGACAGTCTCGGGACTGATCCCGATCGAGCCGGATGGGAACAAGATCTCCCGGGCCCGGGCCGTATCCCCGTTCGTCGAGGCTGGTCAGGTCTACCTGCCGTCTCCTGAACTCTGCCCCTGGGTCGGCGGGTTTATCGACGAGCACTCCATGTTCCCGAATGCCGTCCACGATGACCGGGTCGACGCCATGTCACAGGCTTTGAACCGGTTGCTGCTCAACCCGATCCTCAACGGTCAGATCGTTGACGCCACGGACTTCGAGGAGTTCGTGGAGCACCAGATTTCGCCCTACTAGAGCCAGGAGGACGGTTGTGACCACCCGGGACCAGAAGATCGTTGCCGATACCCTGCGTACCGCCTCTGAATGGATCAAGGACGAAGGGGACAGGATCCTCCTGGTCGAGGCCGCCGCTGAAGTCGCCGGTAACGATCTCTCCTGGCTCTGCCCGATGTGCCAGGAGGTGCTCTGCGACGACGGATGCCCGCTGTCCGAGGCCAGGGCGGCGCTCGCATGAGTGTGATCACAGCCATTCAGGAGACCTGGGGCCGGGTGACCGGAAGGTCCGAGATTCAGAAGCTCTACAGCCAGGACCGAGAGACCCTCGCGCATATTGCCGAGATGACCGAGTCGATGGGCCTGCTGGAACACCAGATGCTCGAGCCTGGCTGGCAGCGGCTTACCGCCGACGCCGATCACGAGTTCACCCGAGACGGCCTTCGGCGGATCACCGCCGTGTGCCGGATCATGGCTCTGAAGAATCCCCTGATCAAGCGTGGCCTCTCGCTCCGTCAGTCCTACATCTGGGGCCAGGGCGTAGAGATCACCGCCCGGGACAAGAAGATCAACGACGTTGTTCAGCTCTTTCTCGACGACAACATCTCAACCTTTTCTGGAGCCCAGGCCCGGACCGAACTTGATCATGCCGTTCACACCGACGGCAATGTGTTCCTAGCTCTCTTCACTCAGCCTCTCGCGGGCAGGGTCCGGGTCAGGGCGATTCCCTGGGATGAGATCACGAACGTTGTGACCAACCCGGAGGACAAATCCGAGCCCTGGTACTACCGGCGGGAGTGGTGGTGGGAGTCGATCGACCCGACGTCCGGCGGGATCCTCACGGCCCGGAAGTCCTGCTACTACCCGGCGCTGGGGTACCAGCCGAGGGTCCGCCCGGTCCGGATGAACCTGACGATCTACGGCGACAGTGGTGACGTCCCGGTTCAGTGGGATGCTCCTATCTACCACGTCAAGGTCAACACTCATCTTCACTGGAAGTGGGGTGTGCCCGATGTCTACGCTGCCATCGACTGGGCCATGGCTTACAAGGATTTCCTCACAGACTGGGCGACCCTCGTAAAGAGCCTGTCCCGGTTCGCCTGGCGGCTCACTGCTCCGGGCAGCAAACAGGCTCAGGCACGGGCCAAGTTGTCGGCCGCACCGGGAATCGACCCGGTCACCGGGGAGTTCCGTAGCTCCGGCGCGACTGCTCTTCAGCCGCCCGGTCAGATGCTCGAGGCCATCCCGAAGTCCGGCGCGACCATCGACTCCGAGTCGGGTCGACCGCTCGCCGCGATGGTCGCGGCGGCTCTGGACCTTCCGGTCACGATGCTTCTCGGCGACCCCGGGGTAACGGGTGCCAGGGCTACGGCCGAGACCCTCGACACTCCTACGGAGCGTGCCATGGACGCGCGCCGGGGGATCTGGAGTGAGGCCTACAACGCGATCTTGCAGTATGTGATCGTGGAGTCGGTCCGGGCTCCTGAGGGCATCCTTCACGGAAAGATCGTCCGCGATGAGTACGACTCTGAGCAGATCAAGCTCTGGGGCAAGCGCGACACGACCATCGACATCAGCTGGCCCGATCTCGACGAGGTCGATGTCGAGAAGATCGTCAAGTCGATCGTCGAGGCCGACGGCACCGGGCACATTCCTCCCCTGGTGATCGCCCGCCTCCTCCTTGAGGCGCTCGGTGTCTCGGACATCGACCAGATCCTGGAGAAGCTGACCGGTCCGGACGGCGAATTCCTTGCGCCCACGATCGACGCCGGTCAAGCCGCCGCCGCAGCCTTCCGCCAAGGACAGGACCCGGCGGCGCTGATCAACGGCCCGCCTGGGGCCCCGGCTCCGGAAGTCCCCACCTGATGGCGTTCCGGCAAGAGGCCCTCATCGCTACCCGTAGATCCCGTACGGAAGTAGACGCCACTCTCGACGACGTGACCCGGAATCTGACGGCTGCGTGGGTCAAGGCCTGGGACGAGCTGGCTCCGGTGTTCGACCGGGCTTTCAGAGATCTTGTCTCAGAGGCTTCAGGAGACCGGGTGGCCTCTAGGGCACGTATCCGTAAGGACGAACGGATTCAGTTCGCCATGGGCAGTGTCAGCCGCTCCCTGACCCATCTGATGGCCTCCACCAGGGCCGAGACCCTGGATTCGGTACAGGTTGTGATCAAGGTGGGTAATGAGTCTCAACTCGCGATCATTGCGGCTCAGCTTCCAAAGGGTTATCCGCATTTGACCGAGTCCCGGAGTTCTGATCTGGCGGACGTGTTCACCCGGACGTCGCGGAGGATTGCAGCCCTCACGCGAGCCATACCCGGACGGGTGGACCGGGCCATGCGGAACACCATCGCCCGTCTGGCCATGGCCAGGATCCGCCCCGGATCGGCCCAGGCGATGCTCAGTTCTACGGAGGCCGCATTCAACGCGGGTCTTGCGCAGGCCCTGACCATCTCCCGGACAGAGGCACTCGACGCCTACCGGGCAGCCTCGTCAATCGGGCGGGACATCAACGCCGACGTACTCAGGGGATGGGTGTGGATCTCCCGGCTGGACCGCCGGACGTGCGCCTCATGCTTCGCCATGCACGGGTCGGAACACCCCCTGGATGAGTCCGGTCCTGATGACCATCAGCGGGGTCGGTGTGTAGGGGCCCCCTTGACCAAGACCTGGAAAGAACTCGGGATCGACATTGGGATGGAGGAGCCCGAGAGCCTGATATCCAGCGGACTCACCGTGTTCCGGGCGATGCCACGGGAGAGTCAGCTTCAGGTTCTCGGCCCTGCCCGGCTCGAACTCCTCGACCGGGGAGAGATCGAATGGGGCGACCTCGCCACCGAACGGAACAATTCGGGCTGGAGAAGGTCCTACGTACCTACCCCGGTCAATCAGTTGATCGAAGGGTGAATCGTCATGCTCGAACTCCTTGCGTTCCTCTGCTTCCTGGTAGCCGCCATCTGGTCGGCTGTGACCAAGTCCTGGACTCTCGCCCTGGTCGCGGCTGGTCTGGCCCTGTGGGTCCTGGCCGGATCCGACCTCACCAACCTCGATATCCACACCGGCAAATGACGATCAAGTGGATCGTCTACCCGCAGGACCCGCCACCGCTGCCAACGGCTGGCTCAATTCGGGAGGACGATGTGACCCGGCGAACCGACGAGCCGGATCTGTGGCTCCGACCAGCCATCCGGCTGATCTGCCTAACGCAGGACTGTCGAAGATTCGAGGACCAGGTAACGATCCTGCCAAAAGTCACGATGCCCGGGGTCCTCGAAGTTCCCACGTACATCTGCGCCGACTGCCTTATGGAGCTGGCCCGAGTCACAGACAAGGAGGAGCACAGTGACAGATCTTAACGAGGCCAAGTACTCGGCGGACCAGCTCAAGACCATGGCGGGCAAGGGCCACGCTATGAAGAACGAGAACGGCGACCCGTCGTACCCGATCGCGGATAAGGAGGATCTACAGAAGGCGATCCAGGCGGTCGGCCGGGGAGGTGGCAGCCACGACGCCATCCGCAAGCACATCATGTCCCGGGCCAAGGCCCTGAAGATGGAGAGCATGGTCCCCAAGGACTGGTCGTCGGCCAGCACACCGGCTTCCAAGAAGGGGGCCAACCCCCTCGCGGCCAAGGAGGCCACTCCGTTCGGGAAGAAGCCTCCCCCGGCCACCAGCAAGACCGCCAGCAAGGCGGCCAGCGACGAGTCCGCGTCCGCAGAGACCTTGGACCTCGTCGAACTTGGCGAGGCGGTCAAGGGAACGGGACGTCGCCGGAAGATTCAGCTGATCCAGGCAGGGTGGTCCAAGAACGGCCGCTATTACCCTGCGGAGGCTCTTGCCGAGGCCGCCCGTAATCGGATCTTCCCCGCCGGGACCCCGATGTACGCCGATCATCCGACCCTGACGGAGAAGATCGAACGCCCCGAACGGTCTATTCGCGACCTTGCCGCCCGGCTCGACTCCGATGCGAGATACGAGAACGGGGCCCTTGTCTCCGAGGCGACGTCCTTCGGAACCTGGAATCAGGTCCTCAACGGCCCCGACGGGCTCGCCGAGAACGTCGAGGTCTCCGTTCGCTGCTTCGGAGAGATCACTGAGGGAACGGCCGAGGGCCGCGAGGGGATGATCGTCCGGAAGATCACCGAAGGACGGTCTGTCGACTTCGTCACCGAAGGTGCGGCCGGGGGGAAGGTTCTAGAACTCCTCGAGGCCGCTCAGAAAGACGAGATCTACGAGGCTGGAAGCGTTGGAGCCTCAATCGAGGCCCGCATTCACACGGCGTTCACGATCATGTGTGACGAGATGTACGCCTGCGGCAGGATCACCCGCGATGAGCGGATCGGACTGTCCACCAGCGTTGGCGACGCGCTCGGGGCGTTCGTGTCCCGCGTTGAGCGGGACCAGCCTCAGCTCTACGAGCGTGAGACCTGGCAGGACCCGGACCAGGACATAGGCGAGGCAGCCGCCGACACAGGGTCAGACCCTGACCAGACCCCGGCCGACGTGCTCGCCGGTACCGAGACCAGCGAAGAACCATCCCAGAAGGGGACAGAAATGACCGAATCCCAGAACGGAGCCGCGCCTACGCCGGGCACCACCCGCGCATTGGTCGCGGCAGAACTCGCCGAGGCCCGGCGCGAACGAGACCTGGCGGTCGCCAGGGAGACGGCCCGCGCTCTCATCCCCAGGGCACTCGTGGACGCCTACATCCCGCCGTCCACCGCCATCCGGATCACCGAGTCCGTCATGGCCCAGCTCCCCATGAAGGACGGCCACCTCGACGAGGCGGCACTCTACAAGGAGGTGGCGCGTCAGGTCGAACAGGGCGAACGGGAGATGGCGGAAGCCCTCCAGGCCGCCGGAGTCGGTTCACCCCGCGACCTCGGATCCGGGTCCCCGGCCACCCAGGGTTACGGCGTCGACAGCTCCGAGATGGACGACCGTCTCGGCAAGGCATTCTCGGGTCTCGGCATGACCGAGTCGGCCGTCAAGCACGCAGTCCAGGGAAGGGGCTGATCTAGATGGCCAAGGATCGGCTGTACGCACGGGGCAACCAGCTGCCGATGAACGTGTCGGCACTCAACGGCTCCGGCACCGGAAACCTCTGCCTGTCGGGCGACCCGGTCGCCTTCGGCAACGCCGGGGCAACTGCCGGAATCGGCGGTGTGTGCCTGACTTCCGAAAATTCCGCTGGCATTGCCACGGTGCAGTTCGACGGCGTGTTCAACCTCGCCGTCACTGGTAAGAACGCGGCTGACGCGGACACTGCCGTCATCATCGGGGCCCCCCTCTACTGGGACGACACCCCCGGACAGCTCAACCTCGATAGCACTAACGGGATCAGGTTCGGCTACGCACTGGCCGCCGTCGTCGGCGGCGCGACCACGACCATCGCCGTCAAAGTCGGATACTGAGAGAGGCCGAGATGTCACAGTTCCTGGAGCTTCTGGAAACGCTGCGAGCGGAGGACGCTTCGGTGTCCCGGCTCTTCGGCGATGCCGGAACGAGCGTGCGCCGGATGCCGCGCAATTCACCGAAGTACCGCCGGATGCTCACCGAAGCAGCCGAACTGGTCAAAGATGTGTACTCGGGTAGGCGCCCGACGTACCACCTTCAGGAGGCCATGTCGGTCGACGACTTCCCCCTGCTGTTCGGCGACATTCTCGACCGGCAGCTCCTCGGGATGTACGCCGAGTGGCCGACCCAGTGGTCCATGATCGCGCGTCGTTCCACCGTTCGGGACTTCCGGACCGTGAACCGGTTCGTCACCGACGGGGCGGAGGCGATCCTGTCGTCCGTCCCGCCCGGTTCGGAGTACCCCGAGGCCGCGATCTCGGAAGCTCGTTACCAGTACGCCGTCAGCAAGTACGGCCGCCGGGTCCCGCTGCTCTGGGAGACCTGGGTCAACGACGACCTCGACGGTCTTCGCTCGATCCCCGAGCGTCTCGCCAAGGCCGCCCGCATGTCGGAGGAGAAATTCGTCACCGGCCTCTACGCCGGGTCCACTGGACCTCAGTCCGCGTTCTTCGCCTCGGGCAACAAGAACATCGTCACCACGGGCACGCTGAACCCGCTGTTCTCGATCACCGCCCTGGAAGCGGCGTTCGCCGTGATCTGGGCTCAGCGTGACCTCGATGGCAACCCGGTCTTCACCGGGCCCCTGCGGCTCGTCGTCCCGCCCGCACTCGCGGTCCAGGCGCGCAACGTCCTCAACGCCACCGAGATCCGGATCGCCCACGGCTCCGGCGCGTCCACCGACCAGATCATCGCCAAGAACTGGATGGCGGCTGAGATCTCCGAGCTGCTGGTCAACCCGTGGCTTCCGATCGTGTCGCCGACCAACGGCAACACTTCGTGGTACCTCTTCGCCGACCCGGGTGTGGGACGTCCGGCCATCGAGGTCGGTTTCCTCCGGGGCAACGAAACCCCGGCTCTGTTCGTCAAGAGCCCGGATGCCATGCGCGTCGGCGGCGGCAGCGTTTCGCCGGAGGAGGGCGACTTCGACACCGACGGGATCAACTACCGGGTCCGGCACGTCTTCGGCGGCACTCTGATGGAGCCGAAGGCGGCATTCGCCAGCAACGGAACGGGTTCCTGACCCATGGCCACCAACCGCCGGTACGCGACCGGCCAGCACATCTCGGTGGCCGCTTCGCATCCGACCTCACCGACGAGCGGCCAGCCCCTCAGGGTCGGCCCGCTCGTCGGCGTGGCGGAAACGAGCAAGCGGCCCGACGGGACCACTACCGTCGACTTCGGCCCCGCCGTTTACGCGCTCTCTGTCAAGGGAGTCGCTGACACGGGCAACAGTGCCGTGGCCGTCGGCGATCAGCTCTACTACGTCGACACCGACATCGGTACCGGAACCGGGTTCCTGTCCAAGAAGGACACCGGGCGGTACGCCGGAGTCGCCCTCGACGTGGTCAACTCCGGTTCGACCACAACGATCAGCGTCCTGATCGGTTCCGGTTTCGGGGTCGGCCAGGCCAACCTTCCGGCAGGGTTCGTCAAGGTCACTCTGGTGGCCGGTGGAGCAGCCGGAAACCTCACCCTGACGGGGATCGCCGTCGGCGACGAACTCTCGTTCGTAGGCCGGTTCTCCACTGCTGCCTCGATCGCGACCCTGACCGACCTGACGGCCGAATTCTCGATCACCGCCGGGAACACGATCAACAACACCGGCGGCACCGCGACTACGGGCGACACGCTCATGGTCGTCTGGATCGACCGGACCTGAGGAGAGAGCGCATGGCCGAGCCCCAGTACCACCCGGGTCTTCCCGAGCCCCAGCTGGCCCACGAGATGTGGAGCCGGGAGATCTGCGACCGCCTGGACAAGATGATCGGTCTCCAGGAGCAGGCCGTGGATCTCCTGAGGGGCCAGAACAAGCTCCTGTCGGGCACCCAGACCGTTTCGGTTTCGGGCCCCGTCGAACTGACCGAGCCCAAGACCCCCAAGGCCGCCCCGGCCGCCGCCAGGACTCCGGCCCCGGCTGCCCGGACCGCCACCACTACCAAGAAGTAGGCCGTCGTGACCGTTCCCATGCTGAGTGCCGAACACCGCTGGAGCTGTCCCAACTGTCCGGCTTCCAAGCTCACGAGGGAGGCGAGGCCCCACACTCCGTTCCATCAGTGTGGCGGCCTCGCGGGTCTGATGGTCCCGTTCATCAAAGACGGTACGGACTGCAAGGTCGAGGCAGTCGAGCGAGAGGACTACACCAACGGTGACCTCGTCCAGGTGGACGGAAACGGCCGGGTGATCATGGCAGTGGCCATAACCCGGCAGGACGGCCAGGACAGGGTCGTCTACGCTCCTACGGCCACGGCGAAGGTCAGGCAATGAACACCTCCTCAGCGTCAGCGGCGGCGCACAACCCCACGGTCGTGTGCGTGCCCCGGGAGGTGGCCGAGGCCCGCCAGAGGATCAAGGCAGTGGTCGACCTCTGCCTGGGGAGCATGTCCCAGAGAACTTCCCGATCAGGTCTCTCGGACGCCGACACGATCTGGCCGACAGAGGTTCTCGACGTTCTGGGAATCGACTACGGACCTGGGTCCGAACTGGCCTCACGGCCCGAGGAGGAGTAGGCCATGGCCTGGACCAATAGCAAGGTCTTCCGGCAGTGGATCGCGGACATCGTGAACAACGACACTGCGATGGACTACCTGGCGGACACCGTCAAGATCGCTTTGTACGGGAACGGCATCACCCCGGACAACGACGTCACGGCCGCCAACTCGGCGTACAACGTCGGCCAGTGGGTGACCGGCGGCGAGATCACCAGCAGCACGGATTGGCCCGCCGGAGGTCAGACTCTCGGATCGAAGACGACGTCGGTAGCTGTCGCCGACCTGGTGACGATTGATGCCGCCGATGCCGCGTCCGGGAACAATGCCACTCTGATCTCGGTGTACGGCGGTCTCGTCTATGACGACACGATCGCCACGCCGGTGTCCAAGCAGGGATTCTGCTACCTGTACTTCGGTGGCACCCAGTCGATCACCGCCGGGACCATGACGGTCGTGTTCAACACTGCCGGGCTGATGAGCTTCACCCTCTGAGGAGAATTCCATGACCTACGCGACGCAAGCGGTGCTCGCCGTCGATGCCGCCTTTCGGGACCGGGTCCGGGTAGCGATCGTCACGACGGGCTTCGACGCGATGGGCGAGAACAAGGGCGGCAGGGACGACACCGTGTTCAACAAGCGCCAGGCTCTGGCGGCCCGGGTGCTCAGTGATTCCGCCGAGTACCTGGAGCGGTTCGCCTGGGGGCTGGCGTCCATACCCGCCATCTCCGCCGCTTCCACGGACAACGAACTCCTCCTTGCCGTCAGATCGATCTGGGATGACCTCTCCGGCGTCATCGCCACCGACTGATGACCTCTTACATCGCCTACAACTCGGCGCTCTCGGCAACGACCGCCATCGCGGCGGGCACCTCCTACGCCACCGGTGCGAAGGTCGCGATCCAGTTGAACATCCCCAGTGGTGGCCAGATCGAGCTGATCGAATGGGGCATCGCTCAGGACGGGTCGGCCGCCGCCACACCGTCTCTCGTAGAGATCGCCTCGACGGCGACCGGCTCGACGGTGTCGACGGCGCACACCACCACAACGGTCAAGCCGGTCGGTGACCCGAATGCCGTTGCGTCCCGTCTGACCTACGGTGCGACCACGAACACCGGATACGGGAATGGCGCGATCACGTCGAACACGACCCTCCGTATGGCGGATCGTCTGTACGTTCCGACGACGTCCCCCTGGGTCAAGCTCTGGCCGCTGGGCTGTTACCCGAAGTTCGGAGCCACCGGCGCGGCTGAGTTCCTTCAATTCCGGATCAACACGACCGTCACGGTCAACGCGATCATCTGGATGGTCTGGAACGAACTCTGATTGGGCGGAGCCCGCGTACAACGATCGGGTGGAGGATCCTGAATGGCGAGGACCGGCCGGTCATTTCCGATTCAGCCCCTCACAATCCGGCCAGCGCTCCCCCTCGCGAAGGTCGCCGACTCCGAGGCCGCTTCCGCCACAGCGAGCGCCAGCAACGCGGGGGCGGCAGTCTCCCCAGCGGCGGGAGCCGCCAGCTCGACGGCTTCCGCGAGTAACGCCAGCGCCCAAACCTCTCCCTTCGCGGGATCCGCCGCGTCGGCTTCGACGGCCAACCCGCCCATCCCGGCGGTCTCTCCTGCCGCCGGAATAGCGGCGGCGGCGGCCTCTGCTTTCAATGCGACCGTCCGGGTGTCTCCTGGATCAGGTGTGGCGTCGGCCACTGCCGCAGCGGGCAATGCCAGCGCTGGTGTGGCTCCCGCTGCGGGGGCCGCCAGCTCGACAGCCTCCGCGAGTAACGCCAGCTCGAGGATCAATCCGGTATCCGGGGTCGCGTCCTCGGTTTCCTCCGCTGGGTCTGCTGCCCTGTCCCTCGCTCCTGTGGCCGGAGTCGCGGCCTCGGTCATTTCGGCACCTGCCCCAATGCCTTCAGTGGCTCCGGCCGCCGGGGTAGCGTCCTCGGTCTCTTCCGCTGGTAACACCAGCTCGAAGATCGACTTGGTGTCCGGGGTAGCGTCCTCGGCTGCCTCGGCTCCGGCTCCGGCCCCGTCCGTCTACCCACTGGCCGGTACCGCTCCGGTCACGGCAACGGCCAACGACCCGACGATCTCCACAGCGGCGATCGCCAACGCCGACGCGCAGACCGCTACGGCAACGGCCAGCGCTCATGACCCTTCGATCGCGCTGTCCTTTTCGGCGGGTGCTGCTACCTCGACTGCTTCGGCCCCGGCTCCGTCACCTTCGGTGTCCCCGGCGGCGGGACCGGCCACCTCAACGGCAGCGGCTCAGAATCCTTCGAGTTCCGTCAACCTCACAGCCGGGTCGGCCACCTCGACGGCAGCGGCTCAGAATCCTTCTGCCGCACTGGGACTAGCGTCCGGGACAGCTACCTCAGTAG